GGCGCGTTGCCCCTGCGAACGCGCTGTACCATATTGGGTAATATGGTCCCCCAAGGCGAGTCTTAGTTAGACTGCCCTCCAACCACGCTTTATTCTAGTCGAGCGTGGAATAACGACTTGCGCCGGGTCTTCATCTCCAGGAAGCACTTGTGCTCGCAGGAGACGAGGCCAGTCGTCGAGTCGACTTTTCCGTCGTGTAGGGACTACACTAAGGAGGTTAAACTCGAGTAACTGGTAACGACGATTCCACCTACTCCTAAACATGCGACGGTTTTGTACCATCGCATACTGAGGAGAGGAGGTGATCCGACATGGAAAGCTGGAATTGGCTGTACCGTAGGGCACTGGGCCATACGATCGGCGAATTTCTCCCCATATCAGATCAGCTGCCCTTTGATATCCATCCGCACCCAGGTGGTTAGCCAAGGCGCAGTAGGACGACAGCACCGTCCCGGAGCGGTCTCGATCGCTAAACGGGACCTTCAAGCGGAAAGGAGTGACTGGGGCGCCTTTGAAGGCATCCATACCACAGCTCTCGCGGAAAGGACCCGAGATACACGTCTTGTTTCGATTGACTACTAGACCAATCGATTCAAGAGCGCGTATGCATCGGTCCACCCCGTGTGTAGGAACGATTATATCGTCCCCATACACATAGACGGACCTACACGCCCTCTTTAGTGGCATTCTTGCCTCAAGGACGGCAGATGCAACCAGTACCACCCAGAAAATGTAAGCTTCTACGGGGAAGCATAAAGCTGACCCCATAGGAGCGAACTTCGCTAAGGGTACAACAGTGCCATCAGGCATTGTGGTTGCCTCAGAACGTGTAGCCTCTAAGCATCGAAGGAGTTGAGGAGTGTCTTTAAACACTCTTCGAACAACTTCAAGAGAGACCCGGTCCGACGCGTCTTGGAGATCAAGGGTAGACATAGCTCGGTCAATCGAATGATTGAGAGCAAGACTACGATTGATTTCTTGACTGGTAAAGTTGACGCGAAATTTCGTATACGTCGAAACGTATTCGAGATGACGTGCCAACTTTCGCCCCAAGCCCTGCTGAATCCACTGGTATTCCAGAGGCTCAGCAGAGATAAGACGCGGACCACGTGAGTCCTTCGGGACAAGTACGACTTTCGCTGTGCCTGATTCCAGGCGCTGCATAGAGAAGTACCAGTCCCGACGGTCTGCCAATTCTTGACCCCTACCAGCGATATAATATCGGTAGTAGGGATAACACTGGTGAATCTTGTTGTACAAGCGGGAGAATTCCCACTTTTCCTCCAAGAACTCCCCAGTGGCCACTGCCCCTGGACCATGTCGCGGAAGGATGTCAAAAGGATCGAAATCCTTGAATACATCCTTTGTAATTGACGCTGCGAGATCGAGCAAGCTCGCCGCATCGTCAAGTACAACAGACCTGAGTTCATCCTCTACCTCAATAAATCGTTGAAGGACAGAGTCCTCTAGCGACTTGGGGTAAGGAAGCTCAAGCTTGTACGCGAAGAAGAGAACCTGCCTTAGGTGCTTCACAGCACCGGGCGGAGCTTCTTCCAGGAGCGAGCCATCTTCACAGAAGATCAAGTTGAAGTAAGCTTGCAGAAATGCAGGTATACTTCGATTGCTATGTGAGTGTTTAAACTCACGTGGCAATTGGAACTTGAGGCTCGCAAGACCCCGATCAAGTGCCTTTCCCAACTTGGGGAGACTCTTGGTCAGGAATGAGAGCCCCTCATGAGAGAAACGATTCCGCAAGGTTTCGGTATCTCTCATGAGGTTCTTGTGCGAAGTGACTTCGAGAGGATCGCTAGCGATCAGCTGGCACAGAAGGTCGAGGTAAAACTCGTCCTGGCTTTTCGAGGGGTCCAAAGAGGAGCCCTTCCAGAAGCCCACACGTCCATGGACTGATGACGATCCTCCTGTCACCTGTGACAGGATCGAACTCCTCCCTAACGCAGAGGAAGCCTCGTGGGATCGCCCGGTGACAAATATCACAGGGCGTTAACACTAGGACTCTCCTCGCATGAGGGAGTCGATGTTGCTGGTAGATGCCAGCGTAGTGAGACCACCGGACATTATCAGGTCGAGCAGATTCGCAATCTGATCGTTCACGATAGTGCCAGTGATTACACTAGAACGCGGAACAGCGATCGTGAGGTTCACGGTCAAAGTCCGCGGTATCCCGTTAGCATCGGCCTTTGTGCGAGTAAACTGCACAAGGTGACGATCAACGGTGTCTGCACCTTTGCCAGACTGGCTATGCTTGATAGCCAGGAAGGCAGGTTCAGTCAGGGTAGTGGCGATGTCAATGCGTCGCGAACCACCAGCATCCCTGCCGGTGAGCCGATACGTGACATCGTCGCCCGATACATCATCGAGAACAAGGTCATCAGTCAAAGCCATGTTGGGCATCCTCCTACTGAAGGACCCACACTGGTAGGCGACGTCGACTACTCAATGCAAGTCCTTGTCGCCAGCATCTACTTTGATGCTGCACCGATAAGGGCAGCGGCGAGCGCCAGCTGTCCGGATGTTAGTCCCGTCGTCGAGAGAATCGACGCAGAGACTGGCAGACCAGGGTACCTCCTATACGTTCTCGCAACTAGGGTGCCAACAAAAGCTCCAGGAGCATGAAGCTCCGTGTAGTCATTGTTGACATCCCATCCCTCATACTCAACCACTTGCGTGAAAGAGTGTGAGACACGGCTCAAATCCCAAGCCCCAGAAAAGGGCTGGAGTTTGAGCGAGTTGACAATGCCATCGGTCCTTACGAACCAGTCTGCAACAAAGCTGAATGGGATTCTCTCCCATGCAACTGCAGACGGGTTTAACAGACCGAGGGCACTTGAGAACGCCCTCAATTGTCCTTCGTAGCCACCCAGACGTTCGAGCAAGTGGAATAGGTAACAACCTGCCACGAACTTGTTTGTCTGTTTAACTACGGAGAAAGTGCGGCCACCAACTGAGACAGTCCATGGGACATCTTCGGCCCATGTAGACTGGTATCCCAGTTTGACAAACTTGCCGCGGGTCTCTTTCAACCATGAAAGACGATCAGCAACGGTTTGTGCAAGGTGACCAAGTTTCTTGAGATCTCCTATAAGTGGCTTCCACCCAAAGGAGTAAGTCAAGAAACCACCACTTACAGTTTTGGCTAAGTTCTCCGCGAGTGAAGGGATCAAAGCCCCTAGTTCACGGAGGTCCAACCCGAAGTTGACCAAGTCAACTTCTTGAGGGACCTGATCTGAAAAGGCATTAAATGCCTCGTCAGTCATCGCCGCCACAACTGTACCTGAGGGAAGATGAGGCTTTGCCTGAGCGAATAAAAGCGATGGTTCACCTAGAAGTTGAACATAGGAAAGGTCACCGTCATAACGGGTGCCATTTCCTGGGTTCGCAATCAGGTGAATCATCCCTGGGCGCATCTGAGATGATGCGTACAGGGTACTATGCTCCACTGGCCTTACGTAGCCAGAGGGGCCTACTGAGTCCCACATTTCGGACCAGTAGGACCAATGAGGAACGCCAACCGTGGAAACCAGCGTCTCTGAAGCTCCGAAGACGGAGTAGACACGCAGGGAACCGGGAGGTGACTTTCCATAATCGGTCATAGTGCGCAAACGCCTAGGCAACCTGGACTCCTTTCTACCTAGCGACACGAGTCACTAAGCATAAAAGGATGGAGCACACCGTTGTG